CGTGCCTTGCTGCACCATGATGACCATATCCACGCGGTGCGAAACGACCGAGATGCGGTGCAGCAGATAGCCGCACATCGCCGTCAGCCCGACATATGCACCGAACAGAAACGCTTTCATCGCTCGCTTTCTTCGCTTTTCACCGTCTTCCACTCCGGCCGCACCCTGCAAAGCAGCGACCGCAGGATGCCGTAGTCCTCCATGCAGGCGATGCGGCCTTCCTCCACGACATATTCCAGAGCGTCAATCTCGGCTTCGGATAACATCACTTCGTCCGCTCCAGCAGCCCGTCGATGACCGCCGCTATCTCGTTGCACTTCACATCGTCCTCGTCGGCGTAGATGTCTCGCACCTCCTGCAAGACAAATCGCTCTGATTTTGTGAGTCGCAGGCTGGCGCACTCCTGTTTCAGTCGCTTGATCTCATGCGACAGTTCCCATGTCATCTGGTAGTCGCTCATTTCACTTCGTCCGCTCCAGCAATTCGTGCAGCGTCGTCCAGTTGCTATCGTCATCGAATTTCACCGACTCTGCCGCTGCTGCGATGGCCTCGCGTTCGTGACTCCTGATCCGCAGACGCTCAATCTCTGTCGCCGCCTCGTCCATCAAGTCTTGCGCAGACTCGGCGTCCACGGCGTGGCACCATTTTCGCAGCCGCGTGACGATGTCTCGCGTTCTGGAATCTGGAATGTCGCCGGTGCCCACAGCGGGTCGCGGTGCCGGTTTATCGTTCCGGTCGCTGCCGCCTCCAGACGACGCATGATCGCCGCTGGACAATTGGGCTCTCGCCACCGGCGTGGCGTCTAGATTCGTATTGAAAACTCCACGATTTTCGTCGATTTGCTCATATGATCTGGCACGCTCGCGGAGCATGGCGTCGGCGGCCTCGTAGGCCAGCCGCGCCCAGTAGTCCATTGAGCGATCCTTGTCAGTCGGCGCAGCCAACAGCCCAGCCAAAGCCGCAGCGGCGAAGTGGTCGCGTAGCCGCTGCCGCTCAGACTGCTGCTGCTTCGCCTCGCGAATTTCATCGCAACGCTCAAGCATGGCCCGTTGCTTGCGAATGTCGTCTAGCGTAAGACCCATCGCGTCACCTGTCAAAAAACGAGTAGTAGACAAACACGCCAAGCAGACCAAGCGGAATCCCGACAACAAACGGCCCGTACCACGGGTCGCTCTGGCCCGTGAGCGTGAGATGCAGCGTGAGGAAACCAAGATCGAACGTCATCGCCGCTTCTCCTCATCCCGCATCATCAGAAACATCTCCGCTAGCGTCGCACTCGCCAGCCACGCCGCGCAGATTACCAGCCACGATCGCGGCTGAATGCCGAGTCCGTAGACGATCGCGACGTAGACGATGCACGTCTTGATGGCGATCACGGCTGACCACGCGAAGAATTTTTGCATCACGTCACCTCCGGCGGCTCGGGCAGTGGCATCCAGTGGGTAATCTCCCACCCATCCCTACCAATTGCGTGGCGCCACATGCCACCCATTGCGGGCGAATAGTGCGCAAGCCCGACGGTCTCGCCGTTGCTGACAAGGACATAGTCGCCCTCTCTTTGTGGCAGCCGCTCGCTGACCGGAATCCACCGTCTCCCGGTGAACACGTCCGTCACGCCGTCCATCAGTTTTTTCTGGAACTCGTGGTCGACCTTCCGCAGCCGCTCGATCTCGTTGGCGGCAGACTCGATCCACGACTCAAGGACGAACTCATAGCAGCCGATGTCTTCCGTGCGGTGCTTTAGGAGGTCTCGCAGAACTTGCAGGATGTCTTTCATGTGTTTGGGTACTCCGGCAACGGCATCCAGTGCGTGACGTGCAGTTTGCTGGGCAGCGGCGGGAGGCCGCTCCCGGGCTCAGGTATCCATACCATCACGTCGATGTACTCGTTCCCGTTCGGCATCTTGCGTGCGACCAGCACGCGAGACTCAGGGGGCTCTCGTTCAGAGAGCGGGATCCATCTCATTGCCTTCCGCCATCCATTGCGTTGCCCTGTTGATCCAGTCCGCGAACCGCGTGAGTTCCCGGACCGACGCCGCGTCGTCGTAGACATCCAGTCTCATGTCGACGACGCGGACACCGTCGGCGACGAGGCACTCGCCCCTCGCCTGAATCTCCTTCGACTCGAACTTGCGTGGCTTGCTCACGAGTAGTTGTCCCTCTCGCCTCGCGTGATCCCCCAGATGTCCGCGATCGACTTCTTGCTGCGGGAGATTTCCAGATAGATGCGGGCAGGGGCCGAGTCGAAATACTTGCCGAGGGCAGGGCACAGCCAGCCGTCGAACTTCACGCCGTCGACCTCGCACGAGTACCAGTTGCCGTCGAACTCGGGACGCACCCACTCCATCACGGACTGGTAGCCGGGGAAAGGCTGGTCCGAGAACCGCAGGCAGAACCCGGACGTGCAGCCGTCGACCTTCGACGCCAGCAGGCCCAGAACGACGTCCGCCCCGGCCACGAACGGCTCCCTTCGGAGTCCGACGTCTTCGTCGTCGAACACGAGCGAACCTTCCCACCAGTACGGATGAATCACGCGAATTGCGTTCATGCTGCCGCCCTCCTGAGGTTCGAGTAATGAGACGCTGCCCTGATCGTGCAGCGGTGCAGGGCCACGAGCCTCTCGCGGGTCGTTTGGCCCGTGTACCCGCCCGCCATCACGTATGCGATCGGGACGCCACGCTCGTGGCACCACTGGAAGACGAACGACTCCCGGGCGGCGATGTCTTGGACGGTCAGGAATCCGCAGTCCTGCTCGAAGACGTCCATCCCGGCGTTGTAGATGACGAGGTCAGGAGTCTTGACCAGATCGAGCGAGCACACGAGTGCAGGCAGGTAGTCCTCCCGCTTCTCGATCACGATCGACTCGCCGTGGACGTCGAACGGGTCGACCACGAGGTCGAGTTGTCGTATCCGTACATCTCCGGAAATAAGAGACTGGGTGCCGCCGCCGCCATGGGCGTCCGCGTCGAGGATGAGGACGTTCCGGCAGCCGGACACTTTGGCGGCGATGACCAGACCGTTGAACGTGCAGAACCCCAGACCAGCCTCGCGGCGGGCGTGGTGCATGCCGCTCGACAGCGACCCGGCGATCCCGTCGGACAGTGCCGCCCGGACGGCCTCGACTACGCCTCCCGTGCTCGACAGGACGGACGGCAGCAGGCCCTCGCACCACCGGAACCCCTGCGAGGACGCCAGACTCCACGGCGAGCCGGTGGCGATGGCGTCGACGTACTCACGGCTGTGGGTCTCGGCGACCGTCTCGACCGACACCGGCTGCGGCTCGCAGACGACGACGCCGTCGACGGGGCTCGTGGCGAGGCTCTCGGCGATCCACGACGCCTTGCGGGTCGTGTCGAACGCGTACGAGGCGGCGCAATACTGCGGCGAGTAGAAGACCTTATGCATGACCCTTCTTGCTCCAGTTCGGGTTTCCGGCCTTGTACCGCAGCAGTTTCTCGATCTTCTTGAGGTCGTTGCGACTAATGCCGACGAGGCGACCGTCCGCCCTCCTGACCCCCACGCCAGCCTTGCGGGCGGCGCGGGAGATCGAGGAGGGGGACGTCTCGTACAGGATCGACGCTTCGACGGTCGTCAGGATTTCCACAATCGTTACCTCGTTGCAATTGTAGTTCGCTTTTTCTTGCGGTCAACGGCTCGTCTACGTTTCAGCCGCGTCGGGTGGTGTTCCGCGTGCAGGTTTCGCTTCCTGCCCAGCCGCCCCTCGCCGCCGGAGGCGAGATACTCGGCGATGTCCCTCTCTGCTGAGGCGCGGTCGACGGCCCACGCCTTCTCGTTGAGCCTAAACCCGGAGAGTTTTCCGCTTTTCAAGTCTCGGATCACGCTGGCGTCCGTCTTCTTTACGATCCGGCACGCCTCGGGCACGGACACGTACCGGCGGCAGAGCCGGAGGAACGCCGCGTCCGAGTACGGCTGTCCAGCCATTTGCTCTCGGCACAGCATCCAGCCCTTGTTGCTGAGGCTCACGCACACAGCCTGTCCGGTCCGAATCCGCTTCAGAATCGACGACACCGACAACCCAGCAACATCAGCCGCCTCGTTCACCGAAATGGGCCTGTAGTACGCCATTTTCCCGCTCCTACTGTCCGTACTTCGATCCTAAAAACCAGCCGCCGGACAGGGGCGGCTGGTTTTACGTTTGACAGTCGAATGGCGGGGGTGCCATTCTTGTGGGCAGCCGGAACGATTGCCGGACCGGCGCAGTCACTACAGGAGGAAGAGTCAGATGAAACCGTTTTGGGATGACGTCAAATCCGTGCAGCCTGAGCCGCTGACCGGTGACATCAACAAGGACATCGAGCGGATCACGTCGCTCATCGTGCGGAGAATCGGCCGCATCAGCGACCCCGCTGTCCGCACGATCGTTCACGAGGTCTTGCCGTATCACATTTACTGCGAGGCCACCGGGATTCGTGACCGCCGCGACGTTGAGTTTTCAGCGATGGCCCTCGGAGAGGACATCAGGACAATCGTGAAGGGCGACCACAAGGGCAGGAGACGGTCGCCAAGCAAGTCTCGTTGACCAACCGTGCGTAACGCCCGACCTCGTAAAACTGGCGGGCGTTACGCAGGTATGGATTGTGCGGCCACCGCGAGGTGTGGCGAGAAGAAAAAAATTTGATTACCCCCCTGACTCAGGACGACTACCTCACACGGATGTGCATACTCCCCCTACAGCACTGGAGATGCACTTAGATGAAACTCAGCGAACTCTTCGAGGACTACTTCAGCCCCCTTCGGCTCCGTGGCAAGTCGCCGAACACGACTCGCCTGTACCGCTGCACCTTGCGGTCGTACGACAAGTTCCTCGGCCGTCCTGCCGAGGTCGAGCGAGACTTGGACGACCTGCAACTGGCCCGATTCCTCTCTGCACGGGCGAGTGTCCGCTCGCCATACACGGCAGAGCGGGAGAGGAACCAGATCGTCAGCCTCTGGCGGTTCGCCAGCGACAGACGCATCGTCGACAGCCGCCCGTGCGTCCCCCCCGCCTCTCGGCTTCCTGAGCGAATCCCCAGTGTCTGGAGCGCCGACCAACTCAGGCACCTGATCTCGGTCGCGGGGGCGACGCCGGGGATCATCGGGGACGCACCGGCAGGGATTTTTTGGCGGGCGTTGATCTCAACGCTCTACGAGTCGGCTGAGAGGATCTCCGCCATCATGGGGACGACCGTCGGCGACTGGCAGAGCCCTCGGCTCCTCGTGAGGGCGGAGCACCGCAAAGGCGGGAAGCGAGACCGGATGTACACGCTGACGAGCGACACCTGCGACCTCGTCAACTACCTCTGCCGTGGGCATTCACCGGACGACAAGATTTTTCGCTGGGACCGAAACTGGACGTACCTCTGGAGCAAGTTTGGAGACATCGTCGAGGCGGCTGGGCTGCCCGGGGGACGGCGGGCGAAATTCCACCAACTGAGACGCTGCGCCGCGAGTTTTTACGCTGCCGCCGGTGGCAATCCAACCCAACTGCTCGATCACAGCAGCCCCAAGATCACGAGGGCATACCTCGATCCCCGGTATACGGAACTGGGGACGCCGCCGTCGCACGTTCTGCCCCCTCTGCACAAGCCTGCGGGGGGCGACTCGCCGGGGTAGGCGAGGTCGGCGAGCCGCTCCCGCCCCGCAGGTGTGCTACATGACGACGTCGCGTCCGTCGAACCGGATCGAGACGCCGACGTCTCCTCCGATTATGGTCTGAAGCACCCCCGCCTCGTCGAGCATCATGCGGGCGATTTCGATCGAATCAATCCACCTGTCTGGTGTCAGCGAGAACGGCCTCTCGTGGCCGACGACCTCGGCCACGCCAGCCTGAATGATCGCCCTCGCACAGTCCGGGCATGCGAACCACGGGCAGTAGAGGGTGGCCCCGCGTGTTCGGACGCCGGTGGCCGCTGCCGAGAAGATTGCGTCTCTCTCGGCGTGTTCGAGGAACACGTACTTTGTTGGCCTCACGAGCCTGTCGTCTCGCCTGCACACGCCGGACGGGAGCCGGTTCGCACCGTAGGCCATGTGACCGTCGGCGGACACGAGCACGGCACCGTTCTGGGTGTCCGGGTCGTCGGACCGCTGCCGTGCAAACAGGTACGCGAGGCGGAGCCTCTCAAGGTTGGTGTTTTGCACGATAGAAAACTAGGGCTAACACGGAATAGGCTGCGAGGTCTTTCAGTGTGTCGTCGATTCCGTCGAACTGGACGTAGCCCTTGTGGCAGAACGTCCTCAGCCTCGTGACCTTGTCAGCGATCCTGATGAGGCAGGCCTTCCAGTCGTCGATGCCAATCAGGTCGGCCCCGGCACGGATGTTGGCGAGTGGGTCTTCGTCGACGCCGTAGTCCTTGCTCTTCGCGATGTGCAGGGCACGGATCTCGTCGAGGATTTGCAGAAACTCCGGCGACCCACCCACGGCGAACGCACCGGGCAGCGGGTTCGCCGTGTCGATGTTCAGGTAGTCGTCGTCGCCGTCGCCGTCGAGTTCGTCAGGGAAGGACGTGACCGTCTGGTTCGCCGAGTTCTCCAGAGTCACCGTATCCGTACAACAGTACCGCTTTTTGTTTCTCGCCTCGACGATCTCCCGGATGGACTGGTTCGTCGCTTCGATGTTCGTGATGAAGCCTTCCGCTGGCATCGGTCCTTCTCCTGTAGGTCTCGGTCGCAAAAGATTGGGATCGCCCTCGTCACCTCGTTGCGTCGGTGGCAGACCACCGCGAGCGATTGACACGGGGGCTCGTATTCGCAACGGCATCGCAGGGCGTACGCGTTATAGCCGATCAGGCTGCCGTTGGACATGTATTTTCCACGGCAGTACGAGAACTGGTGGTGGTGGCCGAAGCAGTGGAAATCGACTGGGTTGGATCGCTGCCACTGGGCGATGGCCTTCGTCGCGCCGATGTGGATGTTGCCGCTGATCGCGTGCCCGTGATGGAAGGCGACTTTAAACCCATCAAGATCGACGACATTCAGGTAGCCGCGACCGATCTGCCACGTGACGTTGTCGTTCGGCTCGTACGCGGCCATCATCTCGTACAGGTTCTGCTCGTACGACATCTCCTGCTCTGTTGCCCCCATCCGCTGCTTGGGGGTCGTCCTCCCGTGATTGCCGACGGCGGTCACCACGATCACCTCGTCGGCGAGACCGGCGGCACGGTCGATGATTCCACGGAGCCTCTCGCCAGCCCACCGCGTCGCCGCCAGTGGCGGAAGTTGAGCCATCTCGGCCTGATCCTCATGGATCATGTTCGAGATGAAGTCCCCAATCGCGGCGATCACGATCCGGTCGATCTTGGCAAGATGACGCTCGTGCGTGATGAGCGTCTCCATGCGGTCCGACAGTTCGGCGATCCGCCTGTCCGCTACGTCGAGCGTGAAGAAGTTCTTCCCCATGACGGACTCGCTGGGCACTCGCTCCTCGACGTGCCAGTCTGAGAGGAGAACGATCGCCGTTGCGTCACTGGGCGATTTCCGGGATGACGCCCTCGTCGACCGCCGTGGCTTGATGCCAGCCAGCGACGCCAGAGAGTCGGCCCTGTCCCGTTCGGCAGACACGGCCGCGATGGCCGATTTGTACTGCGACCGCAGTGACGCCACCTGAGACTTGAGTCTCGCGATCTCAACCTGCGACTCGACGGACAGGAATCCGTCGACCGCGTCCGCTATTTTCCGAGCCATGCGATCACCGCCTGTATGCCTGCGGTTTTCCATCCTTGTTCCTTCGCCGCTGATGCTACCGCCCTCGCGACAGCCGCCTTGCTCGCGTCTCCGTAGCCACCGCTGCGGAAACGGTCCTTGATCGCCGACAACTGCGACTTGGCGTCCTCGTCGAGCGAATCAAACCATGACCTGTACCCGGTCGACCGGAACTCGATGTGCATGTCGACCAGCGAAGCAAAATCCTTTTTCTTCACTCCTGAATCCTGTATCCAAGGGCCCACAAAATCTTGGCAAGGTCGTGCGCCGACGACGTGACGGCTTCCTCGCTGATGGTCTGGCCGAGGGTCATGTGCAGCCCCTCGTGCAACTCGGTCTCCAGCCTTGTTCTACTCTTCTTCAGTTTGTTGTGAATGAGAACTTTTTTCTTGTTCCATTCTGTCCAACCTACCGCGTTTCCCTTGAGCGAAGAGTACCGCCAGAGCCACCGCTCTCCACCGTTGACTCGGAAGTGATGATCCTCGGTCATGGCTGGCGTGACTCCTGTCGTCGGTCGAGTCTCTCGGTGAGTTTGCGAGCCATCCGCTCCGCCTCCTCGCTCACCATGTCTCCGAGGAAGAAGTCGAGGGCCCGATTGAGGACGACCTCGGTCCGGAACGCCAGTTCCTCGGAGACGTCATTCAGCGACTTCTTCCTATCAGAGCACCCACAGTCCTTGACCCGGAAGAGTTTCTTCACCCGATCTTCGGTGATCCCGACGGCGGCAAGGGCGGCGCCGACCTTGTCCCCGATGCGTGGAGACGGAACCTTGATGCGGTGGCCGTGCATCATCTTGTGGATCGTCTTGGCACGGTCTGCCTCGGTCACGCACCTCTGGCGGCTGCCTTTCGGCGTGACCCTTCGCCCGCACCTCTGGCACGGCCCATCCTCGCCGTCAGGCTGGCACCACATTGCGTTGCTCCGAGAAGACGGACTGCCCGTTTGGAAGCACGACGCTGATCTGAACGCCGTATGTAAAGTCTACCGAAAAACCAGTGTCAACGAATGTTGCTATCACCTCTCCAGTCTCTCCTTCGATGGCGGGCGTGAGCACAGGAGATGACGCGCCGTCGCTCCGCAAGAACGTGAATGACGCCGTTGCATTCTTTTGAACATAATTCAACTTGCATTCGAGAGACCCGCCGGAGATGGTCGCTGACACGACAACAGGAAGCCGGTTCCACACGGAGACCGATCGCTGAGTGAAGTTCTTCGCAACATCGGTCACAAAGAGCGTTCGCCCCATCGCGTCTCCGAGCGAAAGCGAAGAGAACACTTGCGTGCTAAGAGCAAAAGCCCCGTCGCCAGTCACAGACGAGACAGTAACCGTGCCTGCCGAGGTCACAGTGTCCCCGGCAGTCTCAGCCGACGTTCCGATCGAGACTTTGCACCCCGGCTCAGTGAATCCGGACACCACGACCGGAGACTGAGTGCTGACATCATTGAGAATCACCGTGCCATCCGCAGGGATGCCGTTCACCGCGAGGCCGGTGACGGCTGGGGCCACGCCGTCAAGCCGGATCAGGCCGCTCAGGGTCGCGGGGGGAGATTCGTTGCCGAGGTCATCAAACACAATCGCGGCTATCTGAATGACATCCCCGTGTTTTGCCTTGCCCGAAAAAACGACCTGCATCTGGGCTGGCGATACGATACCCGTCGCGAACGCCCCGTCGCCGAAATACCCCGGCCCGTGATCTAAAAAAACTTGCCCCGTCGCGGCGTTGATGAGTCGAAAGCCAGTGGCAACCGACGACTCTTTGACCACACTACTGAGTTCGAGATTGACTGCGGCGGAAGGCCGCACGACGTATCCGCCCGAGACCGCGTGCTCCGACAGCGGCGGGCTGCCGCCATACCAAGATGCGATTGGCGACAGGACTGGCTGCGGAATAGACCGCACGACGTAGACACTCGCGATGCCGTCCCACCGCTCCTTGCAGTCGTCCAGAGACGCCTTAGATCGGACGTACTCAAGCAGGCCTCGGCCGGTCTGCGGATTCACTGGCTGGAAATACAGGCTCAGGTCGCCGCTGACGGAGGTGCTGCTGAATGTGTACGTAAACTTTCCGTCGGCGTCGCACGTGGCCTCACCAGCCACAGCCATCATCCCGGGAGGGAAGAGACGATTTGTGTCGTCGATGTAGTAGTAGAAAAACGTCTGCGCGTACCGGGACGCTGAGTACCAGCCAGACTCTGGGTACGTTTCCGTTCCTGCGTAGGAAGACGGGACGCCATACTGCTTGTGAGAAATGTACCCAATGCGGACTTTTTCTTCTGGCGCAAAGTACCCGACAACTGTGAACTCGGCGTCGCGGGACTGGACGCTCCTCGTCCCGGCAAGAGTGTCGTCTCCATAAGGGGCCTCAATCCACTGGCGAAGCGTCGAACGCCCGAGCATGTTTTTCCAGTTCGCCTTGTTTGTCTCGCAGCGATCGACGTAAGGCATAGACGTGAACTGGTAGGCGTACGTCAGGTCGTCGTGCTGCTCGCCCTGCACGTAAATGTGCCCCTGCCACTCACCCTCGCGAATGGCCGGACGAAACGACGTTGAGTCGGCGTACGGGTAGAGAGTCTCGCCGACGTTCACGGGGGAGAATGGGTGCGTGTAGTAAGGCGTCCTTCCGGTGGCCTGATCGGCTGGATCATCGACAGTTCCGTCCGGGTCATTGTTGGTCAGGTGGAGAACGTGGCCGTCTTGCTTGCCAGTCAGGAACGTGCCCCACTGGTTCCAATAGTAGTTCCAGTAGTAGGAATGCGGGACGCCTGCGTGAGGCCAGACGTGGCCGCGAAACGTCGATGGCAGCGTGCAGTCTGTGCTGAACGTGAACGTCACGTCCTCTTTAGAAAGCGGCTCGTCGACAGATGTCTCCGGCTTGCCGACCGCCACGGAAATGCCGCATGAATCCGCCGGAGGATCGCCCTTCGTGACCGCCACGGACAGCGTGATCTTGAGTAGGTAGATCCCCTGCGACTGCAATGGCGACCCGGGAACAGTCACCTGACCGTTGACGGTCGGCTGCGGAGGGTTCCAGTTGATCCACTGGAGCGTGTACGGCTCCTTCGGAGGATCGCTGTCGCTCGTGAGCGTGCTGAGGCACTGGTAGAACGCAATCTCGTACGTGTCTTCGTCGTTTGGCGGTAGGGGGACGACGAGCGTCGGAAGCACAAAAGTGCTTCCGTACGCGCCCGAGTAGTTGATGTACGGGAACGATCGGCTCTCCGCCGGAATCTCTTCCGGCGGATCGGGGATGTTGTCGATCAAATTGATATGGTTCGGATGCCCGGTAGTCCAAAGGTAATACTGCGTCGAGCCCCACGCCGACGAGAACCTGTAGATGTGCCCGCCCCCGGACGGCTGCGGCGGCGGTTCGGAGAGGGTGAGGCCGGGGGTGCGTCCGATGGACGGCTCCGTCAGAAAAGTACCGTCGCACTTTAGTCGCCGGTAGAGCGTTTGACCGCCATCGGCACCGTCGTACCGCCACGAGATCGCGATGGTCTGGGACGGGGAGTAGAAGTTGTACTGGCCGCTGTCGCTGAGGAACGCTTCGTCGACGAAAGGATCGAGAGCCTTGATGGCGTCGATGATCTCGTCCTTCTTGTCGTTCGGGAGATCGAACTGCGGCTGGTTTGGGTAGGAGCCAGTGATGTAGTCAAGTTGGTCGTACGAAGGCCATCCCGGCGATGGCTCCGTTGTTACCCTGCCGTTCACAACCCAGTACCGGTTGACGTCGTAGTCCTGTGCGTAGGACGTGTCCTCCCACGCCGTCACGACTTCGACGTCCGAGATTTCGACTTCAACCTTGTAACTGGAGTGCGGGTACACTCCCTTATGCCCGTGAACGGCGATCGTCCTTGGCGTCGCCTCGTGCTCCGTGACGTGTTTGACTAGAGGGGTGTCGAAGCCTTCCGGGAAGTCTTCGCCGCCGATTTCGGCCGTCACGGCGACGGAAGTGTCTGCCGTCGAAAGCCAGAGCGAGACATCGACGGTATCAGCGTAGAACGAGTCTAGATAAGCAACCGCGTCCGTGTGACCGACAACCTCAGCCAGCGAGATGGCGAACGGCGTCGCGGCGTGGTCGCCCAAGTAGCCGTAGTAGTAATACCACGTATTCCCGCCTGCATACGTGCGGTTCCGGCCGCTACCAGTATTGTGGATGTCGGCCGCCGGGTAGAAATACACCTCGTTGTTCGTACGCTTCATGGAAACCGTCGACGGGCAGTCGTCGCACACTGTTTCATAGAGAGGCTCGCCGTCGGTCCTCGTGACCGTCACGGACTCTGGCAGCAGCGAGGCTGGGAGGTGCGTCAGCGGGAGACCGCACAGCGGATTGTCTGCGTCGAGTCTGTACTCCTCATCTCGCTGCTCCCCGTACTGGACTACCGAGTACACGAGGCCTGCTTCTCCGGCCATGTACGCGGCGACCGCCGAGGTATCCCGCGTGTAGCACGGGGTCATGTCGAACAGGTTCGCAATCGGCCTGTGGAAGTACGCGCCCTGCGGAAAAGTCACGGAACCCTGAATCTCTGTCACAACCGCCACCGTCGACGACGGGTTGATAATCTTTCCGCTGCTGTTCGTAGTCCACCCCATGGGGTTTGGAGAGACCGTGTACGACGTCGCCGTGATTGATTGCACCACAACCAACTGCGACTGTGATCCTGCAAAAGTGAACGGTCCGTGTTCGACCTCGACGTCGGATCGCGTGGCGGGCCAGACATGGAGCGTCCCCGTGACTTCGTCAAAGTAACTCGTCGGTGGAGCCTCGTTGCTTGCTGAAGGAGGCTGGATATGAACGCCAGACGTCAGGAGGGGCGGCGCAGGGGCAGAGGGGTCTGGGGCGGCGAGACTCCATACGTCAGCCCCAACGATCTCATCATGGAAGGCGGTCCCATGGCTTACGCGAACGGTCCACTTCACCGCCCCGTAGCCTGCCGTGTAGTCAAACATCCCGGCCGGTATCGTGGCCGAATAAGCGTACGACCCGTCGGCGTCCACCTGAATCTGCAAGAGCGATCTAATTTGCTCTGCCGTAGCCGCAGCCGCGACGCCGTCCCCAATAAGTTCCAATCCCACGACAGCGTGCGACACGACAGCGTGCCTTGACCATGCAGCGTACTTTTTCCATTCTCGCAGGTTGCTCTGGTAAAATCTCGCACCGCCAGTTGTTGATACGTAGTCAAGCCAAATCTCAGACGTATAGTCCAGCAGCGGGAAGTCCCACCCGTGCATGACGATCGACGGGCTCTTCGCGAGCGAAACGGGAGCGGTGATGATCGGGCCGATTGTACACTGGCCGCTGACGAGGTGGGCGTTCCCACGAACGGCGAGTGCGGGCGTGATTGTCGCAGACTCATCTCGGCTCAGTTGGTGGGCGTACCGGACCCTGAAGGAATACTGGAACTGAAAAGACTCGTGAGAGGAAAACACTCCAGCCGAGTATGGCAAGCGCGGATTGGCTGACGTGCCGTAACTGACTGAAGGAGTGCTGTACGAGAGTCCGTTCAGATACGAGTGCCCGAAATGCACGTAGTCGACCGTGCTGGACGCCGTCTTCCTTCCGTCCGGGTACGTCCTCAGTGTGCGGAAGCATCTGTGTGTCGGTGAAAAGCACTCGACACGATTGTCACAGTGGCAGCATGTAGAGCCGAGCATGATTCCCAGCGGAAACATGCTCAGTGAATACAGGAAGACGGCCCATACGACGAGACTCAGCGGCTCCACTACTGGCACTCCGCAGCGATGAGAATGTACGAGCCTCCGTTCACAATCCTCGCAAACGCGCACTTGCCAGACAGGTCGACGGTGGCAAAGTGGTTCACGACCGAATACGAGGCTGTGCCGACGTACACGTTCTTAGTCCCGCCTTTTGCCCATGGTCCGGTGAACGTGCCGAGGTAGATGCCGTTGTCCGTCGCGGCGACACTCGACCCTGCCGCCCTTGGGAGCCAACTCGGCTTCCTGTCCCTGCGGTGGCTTTCAACCCAAGTCACAGCGTTGCTGATCCGCTGCGCGTCGGAGAGGCGAAACTGGACGAGTTGCTCGCCCGAGTTCCCGGCACCGCGACTGTTTGGCGTCGGCCCGAAACTCACGGAGTTGTTCCCGGGATAACTGGAAAGGCGCCGTTGAAAGGAAGCATCGGGTAGATGCGGAACACCTTGATGTTGGGAGGCGTCCCTGGAGTCTTGGCGGTTCCGTTCGGGTTCAGAGCAGCGGGCTCGCTGACAGGCTCATTGTTCGAGTCCTTGATCTTTCTCCGCTGTCCTCCGACAAGTTCGTTGAACCCGACGTCCCACGTCTGCAAGTCCCACGTCGTCCCGCGAAAGGCGAGGCTCGTGTTCACCTCCCAGTATACGTACTTTGTGCCAGCGACTTCTTCGATTTTGCGATTTCCTGTAATGCTCATGCACTTCCACGTCTTCGGAGCGCCTCCACTCCACGTATCGGAGTTGATAGCGCCGACGTACTGCTGTGCCAATACAAACGGGAAAGGCTCTGGGCGGTTCCCGGTGATTGTCACCATGAACTCACCCTCGTCGCGGTCGAGACCGCCGATCGGGTCTCCAGCAGAGTTGACGATGATCTGCTTCGTCACGTTGTCGCTGCCGGAGTAGTGCCAGAACGCAGGTGCCGACGCCAGAGATCCAGAGAACGAGAACTGGTCAGGGCGATCGAACGGAGACGCAAAAATGTCCTCGCCGCTCTTGTACGTGAACGTCAGTTTGTAGTGGAACGGGCTCTCGCCGTCCTGCTGGACGGACGAGTCGATCAGGAGTGCATTCGGATTTTCCGGGTGCGGAGCCAGCCACGCGATATTTGGAGCCGCAGAGATGTCTTGCAGAGGCGTGTTCATGTCGTCGACGCGGACAAGGAAGATCCGCGTGTAGACCGGCACGTCGCCGAACTGCGCCTGACGGCCCCGACCGCGATACATCTCTCTCCAGTCGACGATTGCCATGACTACCTCGCTGCGAGTTGGGCCACGACTGGGGCGGACTCAGGCTCAGAGAGCGCCTGATAGATGTTCCGCAGCGTCCTCGCGGATTCCAGTTGGGCCTTGAGTGACGGGTTGTCCTGCCCCTGCACGAGCCTGAAGAATGTGTCGACGCCTTCCTTGCTGCGAATGTCTGACCCCTGCGTCACGCGGCGGTCCGGGCCGAACTCGGCCTTCAATTGATCCTGAAGGTCTGCCTGAAGAGAAAGTCGACGCTCTGCGAACTCGGAGTCTTGCTGGCGGAGAGTCGCGATCTTTTGACGCTCTTCGCCGGTGAGTTGGCGACCTTCTGAGCGAGCGTTTCTGACAATGTCCCCAATTTCTTTCTGCGACTTGCTCATGCCTACTTCGCGGACAAGTTGAGCCTGTACCTGCTTCGGGTTGAGCCCCTGAAGCATGAGTTCTCCCATCCTTTTAAGGTCGCCAAAATCAAGTTGACCAGATCGGATTCTGTTGGCCTCAGCGGCCATCTCACGCTGGGTGCGACCAAACTGAGCCCTGTCGAGCGTCTGTGAATCGTCAACAAAGTTTCGGACAGTCCTGTCAACCGTTCCCGGGAGAGCCGCGTCTCGCTTGTCCTGAATGGCCCGATCAATCTGGGCATCTGTAAAGACCCGCTCTTGCACTGGCTTGCCGGTAGCCGGGTCGATGACCGGCCTTCCTGTGAGCGGGTCGATCTTGTCGCGAGTTTCCTTGCGAAGTTTTTCCAGTTCCTGAATGTCCTTCGTCAACTTGATCGACGGGTCTTCGCGAATCCCCAGCGAGTCGGCCAACTTCTTTCTCTGGTCAGCCGCACCCTTCGCGAACTCTTCCTGAGTAATGATGCCTTGCTGCAAGGCCTCGTTCATATCGTCCATCAGATCCGAGAACTCGGACATCGGGTCGGTGGCGATTCCGATGGACTGCAAGAACGAGTCCCTCGCGTCTGACACGGCCTCTTGATACGACTCGAACTGCTCAGGCGACAGTGTGGCCTGTATCTGAGAAAGCGTTCTCCCAGAGACTCCAAACGCATCATTGACCTTGTCAACGCTGACGGCGAGCAACTGCACGGCGGACGGCTTGAGCCCAGCCGCCTGTTTTTGCTCGACGTCGAGCGAACGAAGGGCTGCCTCGCCTCGCCCCCGACTGACAGCCCCGGACTGAATGCCGGACTCAATCCGCTGACGCTGGGCTGCAAACCTGTCTGCGGACGATTCGCCGATAATGCTCGCTTCGAGTTCCCGCCTGCCACGGGCCAACTCGTCCTGCGACAGCCTGCCAGCGTTCTCCTGAAGCCCACGGAGCCGCTCGCGATCCGTGTCTTCCGGCCTCTTGCTGATCCCGAGCGACGCGAGGAACTTATCTCTCGCAGCCTTCGTGCCGTCGACAAACGCCTGCATAGAGATCGAGCCGTCCTCGACGGCCGTCTGCAAGTTGGCAAGGGCGATGTCCAGTTCCGACGACGGCTTGACCGGAATGCCGAGTGCCTGAGCGAGCGTGTTCGCGTTCTTCTGCAACTCGACGGACAGTTCCTCGGGCGAGATCAGCCCCTGCTGGGAGCCCTGATTCAGGTCTCGCTGTCGATCTTGGAACTGCTGGGATGCGCTCTTGCCGACGAGATTCTCTCGGGCCTGACGCCGGAGATTCTGCTCCGCCAGAGTTCTCTCCGGACCTTGCAGACTCTTGTTGCTGCGAATCTTGTCGAGTTCCTTCTGGAACTGCTCGACCGGAGACAGGAACGCCGTCTCCAATTCTTTACGGATGTTGTCGGCGAAGGACATGTCCCTGCTGACGGTGTCCATGTTTCGCTGGAACTGCCTAGCGGCGTCCTCTTGCGCGGCAAGCATGTTCTGCTTGCCCTGATCGCCCTCGCCGAACGCGCCCTCACTCGCCATGCGGGCGATCTCACGCAGCCTCGCGTCGTACTCAGCCTTGAACTCGTCAGCCTGTCGCTTGATGGAGTCCGACGTCGGGAAGAACTTGCCCTCCACGACGGTCCCTGCCGAGATGTCTCGGACCGCCTTCGCAGCCTGCTTCGACGCATCTTGCAGCGTGGAGAGAAACTGCTGGACTTCCTCTGGAGAGATCACGTCCTCGATCGCGATGTTCTCGCGGAGGCTCTTCTGAATCTTCTTCGCAGACTCCTCGAATTTCTGTGGACTGATCTCGCCCTTCGACAGGCTGTCGAGCAGTTTGTTGAAATTCTTCTGCGCCTCCAGTGCTGCCGTCTTCCCCTTGTCGCCGAATCTCGCCGCCTCAAACGACAACGCTGCTAACTGCGAGCGGCCGTCCTTGATGGACTGCGCCATCGCGTCGTAGTCTTCCGTCGGAGGCTTGACTGGCTCCGGAGCAGCGGCGCCGAGCCCCATGGCGTCGAACTGCACCTGAACGGTTCGCGTCTGATCAAACTTCGCCTGTGCGGTCCGCTGCCGCTGTTTGACGATCTCTTCCGCGCTTGCCTTGGCGGCGTCGATGGCTGGAGGTGGCTCGATAGACTGAAAGGCGCCTGTGATCTTCGCGATGATGGCCCCGATGAATCCACCGATGCCGCCGAGGATAGACTTGAATGCGTTCCAGATCGCGCCAGCAACAGCCTTCGCGGCGTCGGCGGCGCCCTCAAACGTGAACAGTTTCTTGACGTTCTCGCCAAAGTTGGCGAAGTAGTCAGCCAACTCATCGAAGTTCTGGTAGACGGCGATGGCTCCAGAGATGAGGAGCGTCAGCCCGAGCGATGCAATCGCCCATGCCGCTGCCATTCCGGTCGCTGCGATCAGCGATGCGGCCGATGCGCCGGTAATGCTGGCAATGAACGTCGCTACCCCCGTGACGGCCGGGGTCACGAAGTTCGCGATGGCCGAGATCCCCATCAGCGTGAAGTTCTTGACCGCCGTGATTGCCGTCTGGGCGACTCCGACAGTAATCAGACGTAGTGTTGACAGCACGGTCTTGCCCCATGCTGCAAAATCCACTGACAACAACCCCTTGGCAAACGTCGAGAACGCGACGCCAGCCTGCATCCCGAAAGACTGCATGACAGCAGACGCGACACCGGCCGTGACAACCGTGGCGGCGAACGTCTTGACGGCGAAGACCAGTTTGTCGAACACCGACGTCGCCCCGTCGACCGCTGGGGTGACGGCGTCCATGAACACAGAGGCGATCTTTTCCAGAACGGAAACCACCTCCTCAAACGGAACGAGAACGGCCTTGACGACGTCACCAAGAGCCGACCACGCGACCGCGATGGCGGGGGCATTGGATGCCGCTGTTGCAAACTTTGCGACGACACCGACGAGCCGCAGGAAGATATTGATCAGCCTTCCGACAACCTCCAGCATCACCTGCAAAGGCACGGTGGCGGCTGCGAACAGGCTTCGCATGGGTTCCAATGCAGCAGCGAGCCCGCCCTTGATCTCGGCCATGAGATTGTTGAAGCCGGTCTGAAGCGGAGCGAACGCCACGAGCATCGTCGACGAGAGGTTCTTGGATGCCTCTTTGAGCCTGTCGAACGACTGATCGACGCCCTCGAACATTCGGAAGTTCGACTTGCTCATCACCGTCCCGAGCCTCGCGGCGTCAGCGGACGCATCCTTGAGGCCCCGCAGGGCCGGGAGGATGTTGCCTCCCTGCTTTCCGAACAAGTCGAAGGCGATGGCGGTCCTCTCGGATGCGTCAGTCACCTTGTTCAGTTCATCACCGACGATCGCGAAGATTTCCTGAGGACTCTTGTTCCGGATGTCTTCGAGGCTGATGCCGAGTTTGTCGAAGGCGAGTTTCGCCTCCTTCGTCGTCTCGGTGTTCAACTGTCCTATCTTGATCTTTCCGACGCTCGTGTAGAACGCCTGCTGTGCCTTGGCGAGTTGCCCCATGGAGACGCCAGCCGCGTCAGCCGCAAACCCGAGCACCTGCATCTGCTCGACAGACGTGCCGAACCGCTCTGACATGTTGCGGGTCGACTCGGCCTCGGCCCCAATTCGCTGCATGGCCTCCGAGAACTTCCCAGACGCCACGTTGACGGCAGCAAATGCGGCAGCCACGGATGCGAAGTTCTGCACCAGTGAGCGTCCTGCGGACGCTGCGGCACCACCCAATGCCGACAACGTCTTGGAAAGTGCTTCCGATGCGGAACTGGAACTCCAGATGGCGGAGGCAACTGTCTTAGACACAGCCCCAAGCGAGACGGCCGACACAGTTGCAGCGGCCGTCGCGGCGACAACCGATGCCGCCGCGTTTGCATATCCACGCGCCTCCTCGCTTAGTCCGGCGGTTGCGACTCTTGCGACGCCCATCACCGCTGCATACGTCACTGCACCGGCTGCACCGGCTGCGAGAGTGCCAGCCAAGGCACCGCCGACCTTGGCGGCTGCCGCCATGCTTCCGCCTGTTGCCAGCACAATGCTGCGAAGACCACCGGCGGCGACGATGAATCCGCTCGTCGCACCGACGGCAGCGTCAACGACCTCGCGGTACTTCCCGTACGCGACATTGGCTCTGCCAGCAGCCGTGACAAGCCCGTCGATAGACGTGGCTGTACCGTCGACAACGTCACCGATGGCATTGGCTGCGGAGCCGACCGACTTGAATGCCGATCCGGCCTCCTCCCCGAACTCAACAACGCCCTCGGACGCCTCCTTCACCTGCGACGCTAGAGACTTGTAGAAGCCGGACAGGAAATTGGAGTCAACGCGAACCTTGACCTTCGGAGACGCTGACTCGATCTCCTTGGACTCCTGACGCACCTTCTTTCTGGCGTCTGTGACATCGGAAGTGTCGACAGCAGCGGTCACTTTGATCTCGGTCGCCAGATCGTCGACGTCGGCGACGGACTTGAGCGCTCGCTCCGCAGCCGAAGTGTCGGCGCGGACCGCTATTTCGATCACCTTGCCAGAGAGGTCGTCCAGAGTGTCCGACAGCGACTCAACCGATTTCGTGATCTCGTCGAAGCGGTCAATCGCCTTGTCGATGCCCTTGTTCAGTTCGCCAAGGTCGACGCCAAATGCAACGGAGATGCGGCCGATAGTCGCCATCGGTTACTGGCCTCCGGCGTGCCGAGAGAGTTTCATCAACTCCGCCAGCATCTGCTCTTGCGTCTGGACAGGCTTCCGGTGGGAGGGCATCAGCATCTCTTCTTCGAGCCGCTTTGCGCCCCATGCCGTGCATAGAGCCGTGGCGAGGCGAGCGGTTTGGCGCCACTCGTCTCCCCAAGGTTCTATTTTCCAGAATGCCTCCCACTCTGCGAGTTCGCGAGCGTCCACCGTCTCAAGCAGTTCCCGGTGGGACCGCCCGAGCGCAAGAGCGAGCCGAAACTCAAACAGCCTGCGTGGGCGGTTTAGGAGTTTCCCGCCAGTTCCTCGACGTCGTCCTTCGTGAAGCGGTTGTGCTTCATGCAGGCCGTGAAGAGTTTGTCGAGCACAGCGGCCGACTTCTCGCCCAGAGCGGGGATTTCCTGCTCTGTGAAGAGACGGTCGCCGTCCTCGTCGCACAGGCACTTGGCGACGAGTTTCGCCCGCACCATGTCGACGGACTTGTTGCCGCCGACGAACTCCGACTCGAAGCGGTCACGCTCCGTGCCGCTCATTACTCGGATCCCCACGCTGCCGCCCCACTCGGGGACGTCGACGGTGATGATCTTCTTGTCGTCGGCAGAGAGAATTGCCGACTTGGAAAGCATTGCCATTGGCCTACCTCATCAACTGGGAAAAGAAACCGTATCCGTACAACCAGACTACTGATCAGACAACTTGAAAGTTAAGTTCCCCCTCACGAGGTCTCCGACCTGAGCCTGAAGCGAAGCCGCCGTCAGGAAGGCAAACGGAGACGTGACGGTGAGGTATCCGGCGCCGCCACCGGCCGTCGACGTGAAAATCAGTTGGCGGCGAGTGCCGATGAACCGATCGAGACCCAAAACAGACGTGTTTGCGATGAACTCTACGGTCACCTCGCCGAGGTCGCGGACGCCGTAGTCGACCTGCCTGCGAACGATCTTGCGATTGCTGTAGTTCGGGTCTGTGTCGACAATCGCCTGCATCCCCGTGATGTCGATCTCCGCAGGAGCCGATGCCGAGAAGCGAAGAGACTGAATGTTCAGCCTCGTCGTCCCCCACGTGCATACGGCTCCGTGCGGAGTGATCATCCGTCAGAGTATCCAGACAATCAGTTCTGGGACAGGCGGAAGGTCGCGTTGCCCCGGATCAGTTCGCCGACCTGCGCCGTCACGCTCGCGCTCGTGCAGAGGGCGGCGGTCGGGATGCCGGTCGTGAAGGCCGCGTTCGAGCCGCTGCCGTCGATCGTCCACGCAATCGCACCCGTGGCGGTCTGCATCGGGATGGTGAGACCGATGAACTCCATGCTGAGTTCGTCGCCCTCAAGGATCGAAGCCGGACGGTACGACCGGTAGGAGCCGTGCTTTGACTCAAGCGACGTGACGTCGATCTCACTCACGCTCTTCGAGAGCGAAATCTGCGACGCCGTGTACGTGACACCGGCGAAAGAGAACTTAATGCCCTGAGACGACTCGTATGCCATGTTTTCGTCCCTCCTTGGACGCTAGACGGATTCTTGGAAACGAACCTCGTAAACCTGATCAACCCTGTACAGCGGCTTCGCCTGTCCTTCCGGCGGTCGTTCCATGTTGTCGGACTCGGAGGCAAGAACCGTCTGTATGATCCTCACCCCCAAGGCGTCTCCCGTAAAGTTGTCGCACGCCAGCCGAATCGCGTCGGCGATCTCCTTGACCTGCGTGTATGTCTCGGCCACGACCGAGACCGAGAACGTGGCGACCGGGACTCCGAAGTTGCCAGTGAGACCACGGTCGCGTCGTGTACCTGTCCGGCGGTAGACGACCAGAGGGTAGGACGCGTTCTGGACGGCCAGCACCGGGTAGATGCCAGCGGTCGTGGCAGAGTCGAGTCGTGACCGGAGCCACTTTTCAGGAAATGCCATCGGCCAGAGCCCTTTCCATGTAGAGGACGCCTTCCTTGGCGTAGGCGTCGAATGCCTCCTCGGTCAGGGTCTCCAACTCGTCCACGGACACCCACCGCAGGACGCTCCTGCCGCGAGTCTGCGGCCGAAGGACGCTCTCCAGACGAGGATTCCCAGCCGTCTCGACGCCCTCCTCGAACCCGACGAGACCGCCGTCCTCATCAGCCTCCCAGAGGACTGACTTTCCGAGTCTCCCGCTGTACCCCGGCGGCGTCGCGGCCCGGAGGCGGTCGGCAAAAATCTGAGAGACGTCCTCGAAGACGACGCGAGTGCCCAGCGTGGTCGGTATTCGCCGAATGGCGTCCAGAACGTCGTCCAGACCTTCGAGTTCAATCGTCACGAGACCTGTTCCTTGCAGATGAGCCGCTGCGACTCGCGGTTGTTTTGCTCAGTGATCGAGATGATGTCCAAGACTCTCGCCGGTGAGCGGCTCGTCCACACGAGTCGCATGTCGGCCTTCAGGCCGGGGAGGTAGCGGAACTCGACCTCGTGGGTCGCCACGGTGTATGGCCCCTGAGCGTCGATCAGTTCGTCTGTCCTCATGCCGCGAATCGCCGCCCTGCGGTTCGCGAACTCAGACCATGTGATGGTCGCCTCACCAAAGTCGTTCGAGGTCTCCGTCGGAGACTCGATCCGCACCGACTCTCGCAGGTCTCCCGAGCGGATCACCGGTACTGCCCCCAGTTGATCGAGCCCATCAGGATGTCGACGGCCATCGGGACCGGGTTCATGCCGCCCAGCACGACGGCCTCTCGGGTCGAGTACCAGTGCCCGACGAGCAGCAGAATGCAGTGACGGGCCGGTGCCGGAACGCTCTGACCGCTGTCGCCGTAGCCAGACCAGTACGTCACCGTCACGTCGTTCTCGGCTCCTCTTGCCGACGGCCACGATCCGTTCCACTGGGGCCGGATCACGGCAGGGGTCGAGTCTCTGTCGGTGCGGAAGTTCGTGAACGGGACTGGCTGTGACGCCGCGTCCGACGGCACGTACGACACGCTGACGGCGTCCGGCATGATCGGCGGATGCGGCAGTTCGATGTCCCACGACGGGAAGACGTCGAACTTGATCTGCCACTGAGACCGGATCAGCGTCCGGTCGCTCACGGTCTCGACGTGCATCCGGGCCGCAGAGATCAGGCTCTGG